TGATGCTGGATACCGCTGAGATCCATTGATAATCCTGGCTGTCGATTCCGAGATAAATGTCAGCCCCGAAGATCGTCTGCGCATCTGATATGAGTTGGTCATGGATATCAGAATAGGACGGCATATGGAATCCACTGGCGTCAATATACGGCGCGAAATAAGCCATCTAAAAGATCACCTCCACGCTTGCATCGCCGTACTGAGTCTCAACAGTGCAGGTTAGGGAATAGGCCCGGTTGTCATAGGCACTTGTAAAATCTTTAATACTGATCACTCCGGATGTGCTCGAGATGACGCCTTGAACCAGCAAGTCCGTTGCCTGCATATTTTCAGGCGTTCCAGGTTGTCCGAGTATGCTCTGGAAGAGCGGCAACCCCTTGTCGGTGTCCTCCCACCATTCGCCATATAGCAAGAGTAGATTAGTCTTGATGGCCTGACTGACAGCAAGTGTCCCAGAAACAAAATCATTCGCGTTATGGCCAAAACTGTAGTCACCTTTGTCAAGTTTGCGATATTTCAACCTTCCCTCCCCCTCACGTCATAACCCGGCCGTTGATCTTGACAGTAGGCGCAACAATATCAACCTCGCTGCCCGCCAGGCTGATATACGCTGCCCCGTCCACCGACCGAAGCTGTGCGGATGTGGTAGAGTAATTGGCCAGCTTATGCGGTTGGCTCCAGGCTCCGAGAATTGCAAACCCATCGGACAAGTCGTGACGGCGTTTTTCCATTTGATTCTGTACGCCTCCGCTGCTAAACCAGGCATCCATGCACATATCCGCAAACACGATTAGGCACTCATCCCCAGGTGTGACCGGCATGGTAAGCACAAACCCGCCGGCCCGCGGGACGACGATTGGAACGTCCAACAGCAGGGGGATGTCCATCCATTGTTGAGTCAGGTCCGCATTTGTGATCTTTTCCCGTAGCGCCACTTGGACGGTTGCTGTTTGGGTGACCGGATCGAAATCATGGATAATGCCCGGCACTGCAACCCGCAGGTTGCTTGCAAAGTTGTCCAACATTCGGCGATAAAACTCTTCTTTGTTGTTTCCATCAGCCAATCGCTCGCTTATCGTTACGGCCATCGTGAGCCTCCTTAATAGGGATTCGCCGTCGGAACTGACATCATGGACGGCATCAGCCCGGCTTGAGAAACCGTTTCGCATTCCGTGTACCAGTTGTCTCCGCGGGTATCCCCTGTATACGTCACGCTGATTACGCGATAGATGCCGTCGTTGTCCAGATTTCGAACAACTTGCCCAATTTGGTATTGCTGTGACCGAATAAGGCTATTGTCAATGTGGACGAACGAATTAATCTTGATTCGAGGATTGAGCAAGCACTTGAATGAAACCCCATACTCACTCTGCGCCGGTACTCCGATCAATCCAGATGATGGCGATAGGTCAAAAATCTCGCCGTCTGGAAGGTCTGTCGCCTTGACGATGTTGACTCTCCCATCTTCAAGGTAAAATGTGGCGCCCTGGGACTGCGCCAACTGCCGGAGATAATCCTTCGCAAGTCCGAATACAACTTTCCCGCGGCTGAGTTCCGCATTGGAAAACCCGCTGGAAATGCTCCCGAGTTGCGTGGGAACTTTTGCTTTGCTCACAATATTTTGAATCGCGCTCCGTGAGGTCTGGCCTTTTAACATAGAGAACCCTACGAAACCCTGATTGTAAAATCGATCACTATCCATAGAGTACAAACTGAGTCGATACGTTACACCATCCTCTTTGTCGCGGATTGGCTGAACAATGTCACCGTCAAAGATCAATCCGTACTGATCACCTTCATATCCGGCTTCAATAACAATCCGGTTCCCCTCCCGGATGATGCTGTTTTCCGTATCCGCAGAAAGGTTATATATGATGATTTCCGAAAAATTTGGCTGCTGCATGATCGTCTTTTGAATTTTGAAGGTGCAACGGAGTTGCGAAACATCGAGCGCCGTTCCGTTTGCATTGCTGACGATCACACGGTACCTCCTGCCATACAGGATGTTTCCAAGCTTCTGGCTGTTTGCCACGACGCCGTAATTTGATGCAGGTATGGTGATGTCGAACTGGCTACTCAGGTCAGATCCTAATCCCAATCCCGTACCCGAAGAACTATATGGGTCAGGATAAGAACCATTGCCGCCCTGGTATTTCAACCAAATGCGGTATCGACGCTGGTAATCACTGTCCGGAATAGCCGGTCCGACATACTGCAGCGAGAATTGCCGAAAGTTTTTGTGCGCAGAAGCCCAGACTTGTCCAATCACCCGAACGGTTGCACACATCGACAGCCCATCATTATTCAATACAATACGCTGCTGCTCTCCCAACGAACTCGGCCACGATACGCGGTATTTATTTGCAGCATAGATAAATGCGTCAGAATGCCACTTTGGCCAAACTTGACCAAAGCCAAGCGCATTTCCATTGTCACCGAGCATATTGGTCCCGCCGGTTTCTGCATCCACGGTTGCCAGGACGATATCCACGTCCACCCCTTGAGCTTGTGCTTCGGATTTCGCTAAGTTCTGCCAATTAGCTGACAATTGTATCACCCCACACAAGCACATAATCAGTACCAAGGCTCGTATCATCTGGCCGATCTATTGCAAGCGAGCTCGTCGGTACGATCATCGCACTACCGATGCCAAGATATTCGTATTGGCCGAGCAAATCCGCTGCAGGGTATTCGCCGGTCACGAGCGGCACGGCGTCAAGTAGCATCGTATTGGTTTGCACATCCTTAACCGACATAAACCAGTATCCACCGACCGTGTTGTATGTGAATGAGAAACCCAGCGTCATATTTTTGGAGTCGATCGGCAGCGTGCAGTTGAAGCTTTGATTTGCGTTAGGCAAGAGCGGAACGATTTGATATGCCATAGCCACCCTCCAAAGAAAAAGAAGCGCCGGCGCGCCCCTTCGATTTCCCTAATTCCTTCCGTTTGCTATGTTAACGATCTGCTTTAAAATGCTTTGATTTGGTTTAACAGGTTCCGGGTTTCCCCGGTTCGAGTTATCTGTGACCAACGGACGCGCGCTTATCCGCACTGTTTTCACCTGTGCGACAAGTATCTCCCGGAAGGTCACCGTGCAGCGTAGTCCGTGCAGTGTCATGTAGTCGTCTGGAGCGGATAGCACCTCGATGAGCATATTTTGATATACGCCTAAACGGGTGTGTACCTGAATCGGAACCCTGAGTGCCTGCAGGTCTTTCAATACCTGAAATGCTTGTACGGACCGTGAACTACCGCCTGAGAACTGCCCCGGTACGAAACTTTTTGCGACATTGGACATGCCAACATCCATAGAAAGTTCCCGAGGCTGTAGGAAAGCATGATCCGTTAGCGCCGCGCCCGTTTGTACGGGGTGGTCCGTGATCGTCAAGCGACTGATATGATCCATTTTTAAGTAGGCGTCAAAAAACCATCCGCCAATGTTCGTTTTTGTGTAAATGAGGCTATTAATGTTCCTCGCTGATAAATCCAGAATTGGCGAAGTACTCATCGCTGCATCACTCCTTGCATGTTCCGCATGAGGATGGACTCCGTTTTGCTTTTCACCTGATCTGCAGTCAATGACGGATCAGATCCGTAGATATTATTTGTTTGGTTTAATGTCGTTTTGGAATTATTGTTATTTTGCGTGTTAGATTGTGGATATAAATAATCTTGAGACCCAATTATACGACCCGATAATCTTCTTACTTTGTCGCCGATATTAGGAGAGTTTGTAAATATTTCTTTTGTTGTTTGCCACAACCCACCCCAAAATCCTTGATTATCTTCATTGGGTTGTGCCGCCAGACGTTGCGTTGCACTTTCTCCTGATTGTTTTATTTTTAACGGAATGCTTCCGTCTAGGGATGAGGATATTATATTTGTTAATCCTGAAATACTTTCTAAAAGTCCATTAATGGTCTTGAGAGCCACGATAATTACGTTATTTAACACGTTTCCAATGCCATCTAAAGATTTTTGTGTACCATCAAGTCCAAGAAGTTTATCAATTATATCTGTAACGGCCTTCAACAGATTCGAGGCAGACAAAATAACATCCTCAAAACTTTTCTTTAAATCAGTTAAGACCCCTTGTTTATCTAACTCCGAAAATAGATCTTGAATCCACTTTTTCCCTTCACCTAAAATTATTTTTATACTGTCGAAGGTGTTAGAAAATGCTTTTTTGAAATTATCTATAGCCCCGTTCTTTTCCAGATCATGATAAAAGTCAGAAATGCCTTTTATACCAATGTCGATCCATTTTGAAATCTCTTGAAAGGCATCTTTGAATCCATTTTTGAGATTTTCGATGAAACCTCCGGCTTCGTTAAGTTTGTCGAAAAAGGCAATAAGTTTTGCCCAAAACGGTCCAAACTGCGATTCGCCTCCGTCAAGATAGGTGTAAAAATCGTCAAGAAGCAAGATTAGGGTCACAAAAAGAGCGGTAAGCATACCAATCGGTCCTGTGGAAATAATCAGCCCTAATGCAGATATCGCAGCTCCGATCAGTTTTATGTTTTTTGGAATATTCCGCCCGATTTCATCAAATACACGTATGATGTCTTTGATCGCCCGTACTGTCGTAATCCCCATCCGGGCAAACCAACTCATGACCTGAGCAATAACCTTTGTCCAGGATGGCATCGTTTTGATAATGGTACCATTGATATCACTAAGTGTTTTTTTGATGTCGTGAATGGGACCGCTCATGTACTTGATAAAATAGTACCCGATCCACTGTAATGCATAAGTAGCTTCCAGTTTCATTCGGACAAATTCATACTGGATAGACCGGATCTCTTTCATCATAGAGCCGTATTCATCTGGAGCCCGCATATCATTGGCCTGTTGGCGCAGCGCCTGGAAGTTGCGCATGAGCTCAGGGCTGAGATACAAGTCCTGCAGCGTCACGCCCATGGCTTTCAGGGTGTTGTTGTAGGACATTGCCGCATCTTTTGACGTCCACATTTGCCGTGCAAGCTTTTCATTCGCCAGATCGGCTTGCGCTAAGCCGCCGACAAACTTTGCAATGGCAATTGTTGATGTAACGGCAAACGTTGCAACGGCAACACCGGTTGCGGCGAACTTCGCGGTAGCAGATCCGGCAAACTTTGCCACGCTTTTTTCGGCATTGTCCATGGTTTTTGTGGCTTCGTTATACGAACCGGTGTCCACTTTGAAACCCAGCGATACCAGATAACTTTTGATTGTTTCGAGCACCCTTACTCCCTCCTTTGCTGCGCTGCGTCATAGGCTCTACGCTCGTTCTCGTACTTCACGGCAAGTATTTCGTGTGCGTCAAGTAGATCATCAAGCGTATAGGTTCCGTCAAAGACCTCATGCTGTCTCCACATGCCGGCCATGACAGGGCCATATAAAAATTCGTCGATATTGGTTAGCCTTGCCGGAATGTACCCAACATCCCCGCCGTCAAAGCTTGGAGTGGGCTCCCTTGAAAAAAACCTTGGACGTTGAAAATGATTGCGTGTGCTGTCAGCGCCAGCACGGTCATTGTGTCCTCTTCGATTCCTGTCACGCCGAACGCACCATTTTCATTGAGTACCGGCACCAACCCAGCCGGTAGCACCTCACTGCTTACCCGCAGGCATTTTTCTTGCACGTAATTGAAATCCTTCTCAGAAAGATTCCCGATCTCGACCATGATTCCGGAAATATTAAAGGCGTCCAAGTTGACCTCGGACACCTCTTTAACATCCTTGAGCTTCGCCATGTTCAAGTTTTTAAACAGGGGGGCGAGCAGCCCGGTAATTTTTAGCAACATGAACGAGCCGGTTAGAGCGTCAAATTTCTTGATTCGAAAAGTCCGCTCGTTAATAATGACATCTTTGTAATTATCAACTGGTTTCATTGGTCACCCCTCCTACGCTACGTCCTGCTGGATATCAGCTGCCATGAGATTCCAGGTCACATGTTGCCCTTGTTGCTGATAAGGCTTGTCCGGCAACTTCTGGAAACTAACACCCTTTGAGGTGATCAAGTCCTGCATGCCCGGAGCCCGCAAGACGATCGTGATGCCGGCCCATTGATCGGTAGGCGCTGCCTCAAGGTAATTGAACAGCTTAAGCAGCCACTTGTTGAGACTGGACGTTTGCTGCACAGCGATGGCATGGCTGCCGTTTCGGGCTTTAATTTTGGAGATCATGACCGAACCATCTGCCGAGACGTCATGTGCCGAGCGATCTGTGGTCATTGTCGTCGTGATGCTGCCAAGGCCCTCGCCACTGGCAACGTATTGACCAATTGCCGGGTGCGAGATTGTCATGGTCACATCGGTAAAGCTGTACGTTGTGTATGACACGGATTACCCCTCCTTATCTGTTTACGATGACACCGATGACGACATGTTCCATCGCCCCGGCCAGTTTGATCGGGACATAGATCGGCGGAGACTTACGTGCGTCCCGGTCCGCTTGCGATTGATTCGCGAGAGAATCAGCCAACACCATATAGCCCGTAGACAGCGTATCACCTGTTTTCAGGCCCAGCACCGGAGCTCCCTTCCAGATGCCCGGAGCAATCACGCCGCGGGTCCTGGCAGCCTCGCACGGGTCCGTGATAGCGGTGACCAAAAGGCTGATACCCTCTTCGGTCTGCGGGATTTTTGGTGCTTTTGTCAAAGCATTCATGACCGACGTCTGGATATCATTCGTCAGAACATCCAGGTTGAGCACTTCGTCGAAATGGACCCCGTCCGCCATGGTTCCTTGCACCAGCAAATCGTACGTCGCCCCGTAGTTGGTATACACGTTGCCATTGTAGCCGAGGATCGTGTTGAACTGCTGCGTGGTAAGTGCTTCGGGTGTAATGCCGACCTCAGACTTGTAGGCCAGTGTGTACGCCGAGTTTGCAATCCCCGTGTTCGCTCCCATGGCGTAACCCATCGCTGCGACCGCAGCGTAAGACGACGTGCTGTACTGGCCGAAGGTGCGATGCCTTTTGCTCGTCTTGAGCGTGTCCATCACATTTCCGGACGTTCCCGCCTCCACGTCCGCATCTTTCGTGTCATAAAAAAACACGGCCAAGGGGGTGACCGATTCGATATACGCGGCTACAGCAAGGACGTCGGCTTTTACTGCATCACACAGATAGACGGCATACCAATCGGTATTCGCTGCTCTACACGCGGTAATTGCCGCCACAGCAGTCTCCGTACCTGTATTGTCCCATCTGCCGATTGCCACTTTATTCGGCCGGGGAATCTGGCTAAAATAGATTTGCGCCGCCAAGTACTCGTGCTCCGTCCCGACCCATCCATCCGACAGCATGTCGTCCGTACCGCTATACTCTTTAACCCGGATTGCATCCGAAATCACGGCAGACGTACCGACGATCAGGCCGAGATTAAAGCCGCTATTGACCGCTGACAACGGGGAAACCTGCACGGTCACATTGACGATATTACTCAATGATTGCGTCGTCACTCAATATCACCCTTTCACAATTTGCACGTCGGCACTTTGGATGTAAGGTACATCCGCCTGCCGTGTGACTTTTTCGTTAAATCGTGCATAAAACGACGTGCGTTCCCACCATTGGCCGTTGAAAAGTTCCGGGGAGCGAACCGGCATGCTCATGTCCAAAATCAATGCGAGATTGTTGGCGGCCAGGATTTGCGTAAACTGCGGTAAGTACAGTCCGTGTCGGATCTTGTCCATGTCGTCAAAGCTATTAGGGCCGTAACAAATCCAGTTAACCCGTTGTACCCGGGTGTAACTTACGGTGCGGTTTACATTGTTGATGTCGGCCTCCTGGTAGGTCACGTCCACCAGCCGCGTGATAGGATCGTCGTCATAATTGACCAGCAGAAACGCTACGTCCTCCGTCCGCTTCCACGCAGGAGCCCCATTCGGCGCCCATCCAATCCGTACCCGATTTTGATTTGCAGGTGCCACAGGATCAAGCCCAACCATTTGCAGCGTGAGATTCGCGAAAAAATCCTCAATCTGCGCGATTGACAAGATTGTGTCCGCCATTAATCACTCACCATCCTCACGCCAAACGCTTTGTAGTACCCGAAATCGCTCCAAGGAACGACGGAAGATACACGGTACCTTTCCCCTTGCCAAACGATCTCATCGGAGGTTCCCCCGGGGTCTGTCCCGGCGGCGCGTGTCGTGTAGATCTGCTGCTGGGAGTAAAAGCACATGATACCCGTTACCCGGTCACCTTCCGGCACCTGCGTCAAGTCCTTAGGGTTCATGGCCGTCACGGTTCCCTGCATTCGTATGATCAATTCATCAGGTACCCAGCGACCTGCCACCCATGTGCCGGTCTGACGGTATACGGTAAATCCGCTCGACTGTGCAAAATTCCGACTGTTGACGATTCGGCCAACGTTGATCATTTCATTCACTCTCCGTCTCGGACTACATATGTGATCGCCTTCCGCATCTCGCCCGAATCGATCAGAGGTTTGTCACTACCTTTCATTTCGACCGTGGCCGGCGCATTCGGCGCCCAGCCATTATCCGGGCTCGTAAACCACCCTCGGGCAATGTTCTGGCCGAGCATTCCGGCCTTTTGTAACTCGGGAGTCGGATTCTGTCCGTCTAGTGCTGTCTTCGCGGCCTTTTGGAGCTGCTTTGCAATTGCCTCTTTGCTATGCTCAATTGCCGGTTCGATTACCGGCCGGGGAGGGGAATGCCAGAGAGGCGAGCCGTGTGTGTGCAAAAACAGTTGATAAGCCTTGCTGTAAGGCATTTCCCCGCTTTCGACCTTCGGGTTCATCTCGTCGCGCATTTCCTGCTGGCGGATGCCGTGGGTATGGATGTAAAGCAACTCGGCGTTCGTGATGTTAGATGTGTTTTCCACGTTTCCGGCAGCTGCAGCCCGGTCATTGTCGCTTCC